CTCACCAGAAACTATCAAAGAAATTGCTTTAAAGTATTTCAAAGAAGGTAGAGTACATGAGTTAAATACAGATCATGCAGAGAATACAGCTGGCGCATACATATTCGAATCCTGGTTAGTAGAAACTACAGATGATAAAGCAAATACGTTATATGGTTATAATGTGCCTATAGGAACTTGGATGATCTCAGTAAAGGTTGAAGATCCTGCTACTTGGGCAAGAGTTAAAGCTGGAGAACTAAAAGGATTTTCTATTGAAGGTATTTTAGTTGACATGGAAGAGCTTGAAGCCGCTAAAGTATACGAAAGAATAAAAAAGATTTTAGGGACCGATATATAACAGGTGCCAAATAATTAAAAAATGTATTTTTAGGCTGACATTGAACGGAGTGTCAGCCTTTTTTATGTCTACTCCCTTCCTAGTATACCTCAGAGACGTTGAAGACAATACTTGTATTCCTGTTGGCCTCTTTTGTTTCAACTTTAATTAAATATTTTCGAGATATGTCAGATGTTAATATAATAATATTTATAAATATCAAGTGCAAATTGCACTAACTAATTAATAAAAATAACTAATAATTATGTACAAATTGAAGTTAAATCAAGTACGTGAAATTTTAGGAATGGAAGTAAAATTAGAATCAGCTAAATTACAAGACGGCGTAACTGTTGTTGAGTATGAGAAATTGGAACCAGGAATGCCTGTTTTTGTAGTTTCTGAAGATGGTTCAGTTAAAACTCCTGCACCTGAAGGTTATCACACACTAGAAGACGGTACTGTAATTAAAGTTGATGCTCAAGGAGTTATCGCTGAAATTACTACTGAAGAAGCTGAAGTTGCAGAAGATGAGGCACCAGTTGCTGAAGAAGCTGTTGTTGAAGTTGCTGGCGAAGAAGTTATCGATGAGCCAAAAATTGACGTAGCAATGGAAGAGTCTATCATTGAAAAAGTAACTGAGAAAGTTGCTGAGCAAATGAAAGCTATCTTCGAAGCTGTTGAAGAAGTTGCAAAAGAAGTTTCTATCGTTAAAGAAGAAATGGGTGCAATGAAAACTAAAATGGAAAAGTTTGCTAAAGCTCCTGCTGCAGCTGCTGCTCCAAAAGTAACTAACATTACAAACGAAGAATTCGGTGCTTTAGAATCTAAAGTAGAATTTTTAAAATCATTGAGAAAATAATCTCTACAAACAAAAAAATAAATTTAAAATTATGTCATTTAATTTATCAGCATTACCAGCGTATACTGACCAGTTATCAACTGATTTGATCACACGCGCGATTTTAAAACCACAAACTGTTAACAATTTAACTGTTAAAGCTGGTTTAACTGCAGGAACTACTGCAATCAACATTTTAGGTGCTAACGTAGACATCAAAGACGCAGCTTGCGGATTCGGTGCAGGTCAAGTTGGTACTAACTCAACTATCTTCTCTCAAGTGAACATGAACGTTCAAGCGAAGATGTTAAAAGAATTACTATGTCCAGATGTATTGTACTCTACATGGTTATCTTCTCAATTATCTGCTTCTGCAATGCACGAATCAGTTCCATTTGAAACTCAAATCGCTGATTTGAAAATCAAAGAAATCGCTAAATATGTTGAAGAAACTATTTGGGCTGGAGACGGTGCAAACCTTGATGGTTTATTGTTCCAAACTTCTGTAGCTGAAGGTGCTGTTGACGGTACTGCATACGCAACTGCTTGGACTGCAGGTACTGCTGTAGCTAACATGTGGGGATTAATTGATTTGATTCCTAACGAATTGAAACAAGAAGACGATATCGTAGCTTTCGTTTCATACGCGACATACTCTAAATTAACTCAAGGATTACAAGACAAAGGTAACTCTATCTTGTTACAATATCCAAATGTTAACAACGTAACTGGTGCTGCTGAATCTAGCTTTTTATTTCCAGGTTCGAATGTTAAAGTATTCGCTGCTCCAGGATTAATCGATCCAGCTGGTGAATCAGCTGTAGTTGTTGGACCAAAGAAATATGCTTTCTTCGGTACAGGTTTAGTAAACGATGAGTCTAACTTCAGATTCTTCTACAACCAAAATTTAGATGAAATGTCTTTCATCTCTAAATTTAAAGTTGGTACTTCTGCAATTGCAAACCAATTCGTTTCAACTGTAGCATAATCTAACCAATACCAAACAAGGTGGATCTTCGGATCCACCTAATTTTAAAAATAAAATATTACAAATATGGCTTGTTTAATTAATTCAGCGTTACCTCTAGATTGTATGGGAGGAATTGGCGGATTGAAGACTGCGTATTTTTTAGGTGGTGAAATTGCTTCTACAACTGTAGATGCAGGTGAAATCACTGCTATTTCTGGTACTGGTGCATTTTACGAATACCAATTAGCTAAAGATACAGCTTTCTTTAATGAAGCAATTAATGTTAGTAATACTGCTGGAACTGTGTTCTACGAAGGAGTATTAACTATCATTTTACAAAAAATGAGTGCGCAAAAAAGAAATCAAATTCTTTTATTAGCACAAAACAGAGATTTGAGAATCGCTTTTGTTGATCAAAACGATATTACTTGGATTATGGGTCTTGATAGAGGTGCAGTTATGTCTGCTTCTTCTGCTGCAACTGGTACTGCACCAGCTGATGCTAATCAATACTCTTTATCTTTCACAGCACAAGAACCAACTGCTGCATATCCAATCGAAGCTGGATCTACTTTAGCTGACGTTATTGGTGGTGGTTTAACTATCGTGGCTGCATAATTTACAAAAGTAAATTCACAATTATAAAAAGGATTAATCGAAAGGTTAATCCTTTTTTTATGCGCAAAGATGTCAAAAAAATAGATTTGTATATTTAAAATAAAGAAACACTAGTAATGATTAATTTACGCAATCTTGCAGTCAATACAGATATTATCATCTATGTTAACACATTAGATGCAGATATTCCATTTGAGACCAATACATTTCTTTTTGGCTTTAAAGGTGGTTTTACAAATGTTTGGACCTATGTAGTTCCAACTATCGTAAAACAAAACACAAGATACACTCAATATTCTATCGAATTAGTTACAGTAGGTAACGAAGATCCTGAAGATAGTAAAGTTGTTATTTCACCAGATGGTAATTATGATTATAGATTATGGGCTACAGATGGTGTAACTCTAGATCCATATTCAGCATACTTGTTAGATGAAGGACAAATGTACCTTGATGGAAGTGCAGAAGAAATACAAAATATTACATACATTTCAGATAATGATCCTGAAAGAAACGTAGTTTATTTAACTAGAGCAGAGTCAATCTGTAATAAATGGAACACTGATCCTGATGCTTGGAATTTGGCTGTTCAAAAATGGAATGAATGCAATTAAAATATACGATATAAATGGCAAATTTATTTAACAAATACATCTATGAAACCTATAAATCTATTATAGGAATTGGTGATTCAGGTACAAGTGGTTTAGGAGCTAATCCTCAACCTTTAACTGATGGAGAAGGTAAACATTTACCAATAGAAGTTAGTGAGACCGAAGTAAACCTGACAGCTCCAACAACAGTGCCAAACCTTTTTATTGAAGGTTATGGTGAAGTTATAGATTCTCAAGGATATTGGACTGGTGAAGGCGGCGGTGGAGGCGGAGGTGGAACCTCTGGAACTTCAGGTACATCTGGTTTAACAGGTACATCTGGTACAAGTGGAATTAACGGTACTATGGGTACATCTGGAACTTCAGGCCGTAATGGTTTTGCTGGTTTAAATGGTACAAGTGGTACAAGTGGTTCATCTGGTGTAGATGCTCAAAACGTAACTAGTGGAACATCAGGTACGAGTGGAACGTCTGGAACAAATGGAACATCTGGTATTGACGGAACGTCTGGAATTAATGGAACATCTGGAATTGATGGAACATCTGGTACTGCTGGAACAAGCGGAGTTGGTGGTATTGCCATCAGTGATACTACAACCTCAACCGCAGTAACTGGAACTTTAACTGAAACTATAGTTGACACTGTTTTTGTGCCAGCTAATACTATCTCTGACAATCAAGTATTTTTATTAAATGCAAGAACAAATGGTATAAAAGCGGTTAATGCTAATACGTCGTATAAATTTTATATTAATTCAAGTTCTTCAATAGGAGGTACTAGTTTAATAACTAGCGGTGTTTCAGTATCAGCTAATAGTACGGTAATATCGATATTTAAATATTTATATGTTAATAAAGCAGATGGTACACAAAATGGTACTGCATATTTAAACATCCCAGTTCCTAATGAAACTACAGCAGCTGGTTTATCAGCTAGTCAATATTTAAATGCTGCTATTGATTGGACACAAGATCAATATATTGTAATCACTGCTACTTTATCAAATGCTGCAAATACAGCTTGGATTGCTGGTAGTTCTTTAAATAGTATTGCTGGTGGAGCTGGACCAATTGGTTCTGCTGGTACTTCTGGTACAAGCGGTATTGATGGAACACAAAATCTATTAATAAATAATGCAAGTGTTGGTACAGTATTACCTGGAGGTAATTATTACGGTATAACTAATATTACACCACCAAATGAATCTCTTTACATACCAGATAATGCACAAAATGTAATAGCAATTGGTTATTATTCAGCTGTTTTTGATAATGCAATCTTTTTAGGTCATTATGGACAAGCACAGCCTAATACTGTAATAGTTGGTCATAATTCATTTGATAACGCTGGTCAAAATACTATAGTAGGTAATGGAAATGGATTATATAATAATGCTTCAGATTGTATTGTCATAGGACGTACAAACGAGTTAAATCCAGCAAATGATACAGCAAGTAATAGTAACGTTGTTATAGCAAATAATTCAACTGTTGCAGGTGAAAGAAATGTTGTAATTGGTGGTTCTGGATTTTCAGTACAATCAAGTGATTCTATTGCTATTGGAGCTGCATCAGTTTCTGGTGATGGTAGTATTGCTATTGGTAGAAATGTTCAATCATTTGGAGCAGGTAATATTGCAATAGGTGATAACGTTCAAGCTATAAACGGTGATGGAATTGCAATCGGTGCGCAAGCACAAGCATTTGGTGTTAGAGGTGTTGCATTAGGTAAATTCGTAACCATTACAGAAGACGGAGACAACGCAACTGGTATTGGTAATGATATTGATGTAGCAGGAGCTGATGGCGTTGCAATTGGATCAAGAGTTAATGTAGCTTTAAATGCATACGGTGCAGTTGCATTGGGTAGAGATTTAACAGCTTCAACTATTGATACTGTGACTATCCATAAATTACAAATGGTTGATTACGCAACATTAAATTTTGTAGATGATACTGCAGCAGCAGTAGCTGGTATACCTTTAGGCGGTGTTTATCACACAAACGGAACATTAAAAATTAGAATAGCATAATGGCAAGTTTATTTAACAAATACATTTACGAAACCTATAAAGGTTTAATCAAGACATTAGATAACGAGCCAATTGATGGTACGTTAAAACCACTTTCTGATGGTGAAGGCAATGAATTGCCTATTAAAGTGTCAGAAACAGACGTTGAAGTTGGTTTCTTGACTTCTAAAAATTTATTTATAGAAGAATATGGAGAAGTTATCGATCAAAATGGAGTCTGGGTTGGACCTCAGCAAGGATTTAGTGGTACTTCTGGAACAAGTGGAACATCTGGAGCAGCAGGTACTTCAGGTACAAGTGGAATTAATGGTTCTTCTGGACAAACAGGAAGTGCTGGAACATCAGGAACATCAGGAACAAGAGGCACATCTGGTACAAGCGGTACAGCAGGAACATCTGGAATAGGAAGTTCTGGTACTAGTGGTACTAACGGCGCTACAGGATCTAGCGGTACAAGTGGTCAAAATGGCACATCTGGTACTTCAGGTCAAAACGGAACTAGCGGAGCTAATGGAACAAGTGGTACATCTGGTATCTCTCAACCTGGAACTCCTGGTACGTCAGGTACGAGTGGCACTGCTGGAACATCTGGAACGGCTGGAACTAGTGGTTCGAATGGTATTTCATCTGGTCAAGTGTATTACTTTAATCAATCTCAATCATCAGATGTTGTAGGTTACAAAGTTTTATCACCTACACCAAATGGAGCACAACAAATAGTTACTACTAATTTAACAGGTTCTCAACAAAATGCACAAGTTAGTCAATTTATAACATCTGAACTTGGTTTTGGTGTAATTCCAGGTGGAACTCAAAGATTCCATTTTCATTTCCTAAAACAAGGTGCTAATGATCAAATACAAGCGTACACTACAATTCAATTAACCAATGCAACAGGTACTCCAATCGGACCAGTTATTGCTACTGGTAATTCAGAGATTGGTTGGGTAGATGCAAGTACGCCTGCAGAAATAGTATTAGATTTAACAATTCCTACAACTGCAATCGATCCAACTAATAGAATGGTTGTTAGAATTTATTTAAACAACAATGATTCTACAGCACACTCAATTAATTGGTATACTGAAGGAACTCAATATTATTCATTTGTTATAACTACAGTTGGCGCAGTAGCTGGTCC